CAATGGCAGCTACTTATGGGTGCTACTGATACAACAGGCAGGCCAATTTATTCGGCTAGCCAGCCGATGAACGCTGGAGGCCTTGTGCAGCCGGGATCTATTCGCGGCAACGTACTAGGGCTTGATCTATACGTGGACAAGAATTTCACAGCTACTACAACGATCGACGACTCAGCCGTAATCCTTGCACCTGAGGCCTTTACGGTTTACCAATCACCTACGGCGTATATGTCAGTAAACGTAGTATCAAACCTACAAGTACAGGTAGCTATTTACGGCTACATGGCAACTATCGCAAAAATGCCTAAGGGTATTGTTAAGTTTAACCTTAACTAAATAAACCACTAATAGTCGGTACCCCTCTTAGCCCTTTGAGGGGTACCGGCCCTAGTAAGTAAGGAGTAAATAACGTGCCGGCTACATATGTAACTGAGGCTGAGCTTCGTGCGAATTTAGGGATTGAAAACCTTTATTCGTCGGATATCGTCGAGACCTGTTGCCAAGCCGCTCAAGATTTACTCAACCAATTTTTATGGTTTGACTCCGCACCGGTCGTAGGTACCGCGTTACAAAATAACGTCGCTACCGTAATGATCGCTAACCCTGCGATATTTAGCACCGGAGACTCGATAACCTTGAGTGGATGCGGCTCAACTTATAACGGAACTTATACAGTTACCGGCACGATCCCATGGACGGCCGGCACTACTACTCAATTTCCATCTATAGCATTTAATAATATGGCTTTTAATTGGCCTAATGGTTATAGCTTTATACAGTTTGCTAAAACCGCAGCTAACGCTAATTTTACGCGAGTACTCCCTTACGGCTCAGCCGTGGGAGCAGATACAAAAACAAATAGCTACGCAACTACTCCGGCCGTACGCGAAGCTGCGATGATTTTAGCCGTAGACATTTTTCAAGCTCGGCAGGTCAGCCAAACCGGAGGCGTATCCATCGATGGTTTTAGCCCTAGCCCTTACCGTATGGGTAATTCAATGATCGGGAAAATACGCGGGCTTATCGCGGGATATACGAACCCTAACGCGATGATCGGATAGCTCGATGACCGTACCTATTACAACTTTACGCGCCTCACTAGCTGCGGCCTTAGCTAATGCGAACGTATGGAATACGTACAGTTTTCCACCGGCTACAATTACGGCTAATAGCGTTATCGTTGCACCGGCGGATAATTACATTACGCCAAGTAATAACACATACGCGACTATTTCGCCGCTTGCTAATTTTAAGATTATTATGACCGTACCTATGTTTGATAATAAAGGTAACTTACAAGGTATCGAGGAGTTAGCCGTCGCGGTATTTAATAAATTAGCCGCCTCATCTATCGTAATGAACGTTGCCGCTATGAGTGCACCAACGGTATTAGATGTACCAAGTGGTTCACTTTTAACGGCATCTTTTGATGTCCAAATACTAACGAGCTGGAGTTAAGCATGAGCCTAACCGATGAAGATATCGCCTTTCTTATCAAGATAGGGCAGATCACAGAAGCACCAAAAAAAGAAACAAAAACTAAAGACACATCTACAGATAAAAACGAGGAGTAACAAATGGCAGTTTATCTATCCAATGGTGTCGTGGTCACACTTAACTCGGTAGCACTGAGCGACCACGTCACTAGCGCAACTATTAACCGTGTATTCGAGGAGCTTGAGGTTACGGCGATGGGTGACTCATCACGTAAATACACAAAGGGATTAGAGACAAGCACAATCTCTCTAGACTTTTTGAGCGATACCGCAGCTTCTAACGTGAACGCTACTTTGAGAGCAGCGTGGGGTACGACTGTACCTATCACTTTAAAGCAAACTAGCTCAGCTGTCGCAGTAGATAATCCTTTGTACAGTACAACAATTCTAGTAAACAATACAACAGATATTAACGGCGCCGTCGGAGATATCGCGACTCAGAGCATTACATTTACATGTAATTCACCGATCGTAGTTACTACTAGCTGATAAATAGATAAGGGGCAAAAAATGGCACGACTCAAAATAACAAGGGCTACCGGTGAGGTATCTGAGCATCAGATTACTCCACGGATCGAGTACGCCTTTGAGCTCTACGCTAAAAAAGGTTTTCATAAAGCCTTTCGCGATGATGAAAAACAGACAGATCTCTTTTATCTTTCGTGGGAGTGCCTTAAGTCAGCCGGTCAAACGGTACCAATGTTCGGTCCCGAGTTTTTAGATACCTTGGCTAAGGTCGAGGTAGTAGACGATCTACCTTTAGCTTAGGGCGGGACTCCGTAACTCATTTGATAGCTCAACTATCAATTCGGTTAGGGATCCCGCCTCAAGCGGTACTCGATCTTGATACAGAAATGTTTAAGATGTTAATAAAAGTGTTAAACGAGCAAGCTGAGGAGGCCCGTAATGCCAGTCGCAATAAAAGGCGTACGCGAAACGGTTAAGGCACTCCGTAGGCTTGATCCTGAAATGCTGAAAGAGATGAACGCCGAGGTACGTGCGGCGATGGTACCGATCCGCGATAAAGCTCGTGGGTTTGCTCCATCGCCTCAACCGGATAACCTTTACAACTGGAACGAAAACACCGTAGGTAAAACAATTACGGCTCGTAATTCTATGTTTAGAACTTTTAACACCGAGGGCCGTGTACGTATGTTTCCGCTTTATGATTACGAAACAGTCAAAAAGGGAATTTATTACTCTCAGGCTCCAAGCAAGAAAAACCGCAACGGATGGCAAGCTCTTTACTTTGTAGCTAATAAGTCTGCCGCCGGTGCTATCTATGAAACCTCGGGTCGTAAAAACCCGGCCGGAGATCCTAGAAGCCGATCCAATAACCCTAACGCCGGCGCTCACTTTATTGCCCGCTCCGGTCCTCTTTATGGTGATAAGCAAGCCGAACGCGGTCGTATGATTTTCCGCGCGTGGAAAGAGGACGAGGGTAAGGCTCAAGATGCGGTATATAGAGCTATCGAGAAAACTATCGATAATTTTAATAATGGCCGTTATGGCATGAGTACATACGGTTTGGCTGCATAATGGCGATCCCTAATCTAATCGTATCGGCGGTAGCCGAGTGGAACGGTAAAGCTCTTACTAAGGGCGCTAATCAGATCGGTAAGTTTAATCAAACCGTTAAAGGTTTAGGTCGTACCCTTGGCGTTACCTTTAGTGCCGCTGCCCTTTTGGGTTACTCTAAAAAAGCCGTAGCCGCTTATGGCGAGCAGATCGCAGAGGTCAAGCGCCTAGATACCGCGTTACGTAATCTTGGCTTTAATTTTGCTACCGCTGAGGCTGAGGGTTATATCGATAGTGTTGAGAGAGCGACCGGCGTAAATCGGGATCAGCTTCAACCATCATTTATTCAGCTTGCACAAACTACACGTTCTACCACTATGGCTCAATCGATGCTCAATACCGCGCTTGATATTAGCGCCGGTACAGGTATGGATTTAGCCTCAGCTACAAAAATCCTAAGTCAGGCATATGTAGGTAATGTAAAGGGGCTTAAGCAACTTAATCTAGGCCTAACTAATGCCGAGCTATCAAGTAAATCATATTTAGAAATTGAACGGCTTATCGCTGCTCAATATGCCGGTCAATCAAAAAACGCGGCGGACTCATATCAGGGCTCGCTCAACCGTCTTAAGATCGCAGCTGAGCAAGCTAGCGAGCAGATAGGCCAATCACTCGTAGCCGCTCTTAGTACATCATCCGGCGGTATGGATAAACTCATCGATAAAGTCGATGGTGCCGCGGACTCCATCTCCGGGCTTATTACTAACGTATCGGTATTGGCCAAGGATCTAGGCGATTTATTCTCAAGTATCCCGGGTGCAGGTGTTTTAGAAAATGCTTTTAGAGGATTAAAAAATTATGTAGGCAGATTTTCTATCGGTGCTTTACGTACAAACGTAGATATCGTGAGAGGCCGCCAAGGCGGTTTTCCTCAAGGCGTACCTCAGGATATTACTAATCTGCGTACAAATGCCGAAAAGGCCAAGATGGATAAGCTGGCAATTAAGCGCCAAAAAGAATTATTAGCCTTACAGAAAAAAGCTGAACTCGCTAAGAAAAACGAAATCTCATTAACTAAGGCAGCTGCCGAGTTTGATACTAACCGTATTTCTATTGCCGCAGCTCTTAAGGCTACTTACGACAAAGAGACACGTCTACGCCTTGAGGCCATGATGGCTATCGAGGACGAAAACGGTAGTTTGGCTTTATCTAAATTAAAAGAGTTAGGGTTATTACAAGAGTCTAACGATCTAAAGCGGCTTGCTGGCATCAAGACTATTAGCGATGAGACTTTGTTTGCTCTTAATGCTCGACTATTGGCAGAACTCAAGGTTATCAATGATAGCGAGATGGCTGAGAAAGATAAAGAGATCGCGCGCGAGGCAGCCTTTAAGAAATATAACGCTGGCATTATCTTGGCCGGCGAGTTAGCCGCCGAGGAGTCTTACAAAGAGGCTACACGCATACAACTTAATCAGATACAAAAACTAGCCGCTCTTTCTAAAACAGAAAGCGCTGCTAGGACAAGTATTTTGCTCGTACAGTCTGAGGAATTAAACGCCATTAATGCGGTTAGAAATGCTCAAGCTGCCGCCGATGCTCAACGTATGGCTAATCTACAGAGTTACATAGCTGCGCTTAAATCACTCGGGAGCGTATCAACCGGGGCAGGTGCTTTAAGCACATCCGGCGGAGTCGATCCGGCTCTGACCGCTGCTATTGCAGCTGCTAAAAAGGCACAAGATGATGCGGTAGCTGCTAAAAGTAAGTTAGATAAAGCAACAGGGGATGCTATTGCCGCGGCAGCGGCGGCCGCTGAGTCGGCCTCTAAGATCGCCGCTGAGTCTGCCGCAGCTTTATCAGAGTTAGCCGATGCCGTTGCAGCCGAAAAGGATGCTAACGCGGCAGCGACTCTAGGCGAAACCTCCGCAGCTCTTACAGAATTGGCAGATGCTTTAGCGGCTGAGTTAGATGCCACTGGAACTCTTGGCTCTATGCCTGAGTTAGAAAGCCTTGCCTCGGAGGGCTTACTACCGACATATACAGAGGTACCTACAGGCGGGGCTTTTGATCGCGATTACACGATTAACATCAATGCCGGTGTTATCGCATCTCAAGATGAGTTAGCGACATTAATCCAAGATACGATCCAAGGATTAAATCGTAATGGTGATCCGCTCACGACGGCGAGCATCATATGACCGCTCCCATCATTAACGCGGTTATTAACTTTTCGACGGGCCCCGCTTTTGCTCAGGCCATGATCTTAGATAACGGCATATTGGGCACTAACGTCCTTGCAGACTCAGAGGCTTTAATCGTCGATGTATCCAATGTCGTAGATAGCGTTACAACGATGAGAGGTCGCAACGCTCAGGCCGATATATTCCAGACTGGTACCTTAACTTTACGTATTGTCGATCAAAATGGAGACTTTAACCCTCAAAATCCATCTAGCCCTTATTACGGCTTACTTACTCCTATGCGTAAAGTAGCTATTACGGCTACTTACAACGGTACAGACTGGCCTATTTTTAGCGGCTTTATTACAAGCTATACGACTACGACTCCTAAAATGGCTACCGATGTCGTGTATACGACTATTACCGCGGTAGATGGTTTTAGATTATTTAATAACAGTCAGATAACAAACGTGACTTTAGCCGAGGCAGGTGACTTACCCGGTGAGCGTGTAAACGCTATCCTCGACGAGATCGCTTGGCCTCCATCAATGCGTGAGATCCAATACGGAACTACAGTTTTTCAAGACGATCCGGGATCACTACGCACGGCCTTGGCAGCTCTACAAACCGCCTCTATTTCAGAGTACGGCGCTATTTATATGGATGCTCGAGGATCTATAACCCTGAGAGATCGTGCCTATTGCATCGACTCTCAAGCATTACCGCCGGTCGTGTTTAACGATGATGGCAGCGAGATTACTTACTATAACGCCGTTTGGCGCTTAGATGACACGCTTGTCTATAACTCAGCCTCTATCACCAAAATAGGCGGCACTCCTCAACTAGCTCAGGATCAAGCCTCGATCGATGAGTATTTTCTCCACTCATATACTCAGCAAAATCTAGTAATGGAAACCGATCAAGCTGCGCTCGATTATGCGCGGGCCTACGTTGCTAGCCGTAAACAGACTCGTACCCGGTGCGACATTATCGAGCTAGACCTTTATACGGAAAACTATAACGATGGCATTATCGCGGCCCTTGATTTAGATTTTTTTGACCCGGTAGAGATTACGACTAATCAACCTGGTAGCTCTACTCTTACTCAGACATTACAAGTATTTGGCGTATCGCATCGCGTAACGCCTAACTCATGGAAAACGACATTTACAACACTAGAGCCGATTATCGACGGCTTTATATTAGACTCGACACTATATGGAGTGCTCGATACCTCCGTATTAGCATATTAGGGAGCACGATTATGGCAGCTGGATTAGGTTTTAAGACCTTTGTTACAGGCGAGGTATTAACGTCAGGTGACGTAAACGGCTACCTCATGCAAGGGATATTAGTGTTTGCATCCGCAGCCGCGAGGTCCGCTTCAATTACATCGCCTCAAGAGGGACAGTACTCTTTTCTAAAAGACACTAACGCGACTGAGTACTACGACGGTAGCGCTTGGGTAGGTGCTCCTCAAGGCGATATTACGGCCGTAAACACCGCCGTTACCTCAGGGCTTACAGGCGGGGCAGCTAGTGGGGCAGTCGATCTCTCACTACTACTTAACTTTAATGCTCAAACAGGTACTACCTATACTCTCGTAGCAACCGATCTAAATAAATTAGTTACTACATCTAACGCCTCAGCCGTAACCGTTACAGTACCGCCGTCGGTGTTTAGTGCAGGGCAACAAATAAATGTACAAAGTATCGGAGTGGGGCTTACCTCTTTTGCAGCCGGAGCGGGTGTAACTATTACATCTACCGGAGCAGCCGCGGCAGCTCCTATCCTTAGAGCTCGTTACTCAGCTGCAACTATTATTTGTACGGCCTCTAATACGTTTACGATTATCGGTGATATTAGCTAATGAGCCCAATACTAGGCATTTTAGCCTCGTCCATGAAAGGCGAGACTAACTCTTACGAGTCTATCGCTACTGTGACTGTGGGATCAGGTGGATCATCATCTATTAGCTTTACAAGCATCCCATCTACTTATCAGCATTTGCAAATTCGTGCATCGTTTACAACATCAACCGGAGGTCAAGTTATTTCTGCTCGGCTTAACTCTGACTCAGGCTCAAACTATACGCTGCACTCGTTGATTGGTAACGGCAGCGCAGCCTCAGCCGGAGCATCTACATCTGCCCCTTATGCAACTATCTTTGGTCGAGTTGTAGGTACATCTACAACAAACCCAACTGCCTTAATTACGGATATTCTTGATTACACAAACACAAACAAAAACACAACTCTTCGGACTTTAGGCGGCAACGATAACAACGGCTCGGGAGAATTGAACTTTCTTTCGGATTTATGGCTAAACACCGCTGCTGTTACTGCAATAGAAATATCTCCTTACAACGGCGCAGTTGCATTTAATCAATACTCATCTTTCGCCCTATACGGAATAAAGGGATAACATGCCATCTACTTATACTCCGATTGCTACACAGACTTTAGGCAGTATTGTTTCGTCAATTACCTTTAGCTCTATTGCTTCGACTTATACTGATTTGATTATGGTGTTTGAGGGAATTGCAGATAACAATGTAAACCTCAGATTTAATTCTGATACTGGATCAAACTATAGCTCAACACGAATTAGAGGCGATGGAGCAAGTGCTTCATCTGCTCGATTTACTAATCAAACCTCGATGACTGGCTCATATGATCCTGGGCGAAGCATAAGCATTTGGCAAATTATGAATTATTCCAATTCAACTACTAACAAATCTGCACTTAATCGCGGCGGCGGCGCTGGTACAAATGTAGAGGCTTATGCAGGTTTATGGCGCAATACGGCGGCCATTACTTCCGTAACAGTTTTAACAACTAATTTTGCTGCTGGCTCTACATTTACATTATATGGGGTGAAAAGTGCCTAATACATTTACTAAGATTGCATCCGTATCTGTTGGATCAGGTGGGGCTAGCAGTATTGACTTTACTTCTATCCCTAGTACTTACACAGATTTGGTTTTGAAGTATTCGACAAGAATAACTGCAAACGATGCAAACTGGCGATTAAAAATTAACGGGTCAGCATCATCAATTTATTCTGGCAGATACTTACAGGGAACTGGCTCAGCCGCTTTTTCGGGAAGTTGGTCAGCCGCTGCAAATGATAATTTTGTAATAACTAATGGCTCTGCCACAACTGCATCAACATTTTCAAATGCAGAAATCTATTTTGCTAATTATGCTGGCTCAACTAACAAATCCTATTCGGTTGACGAAGTAACCGAAAACAACGCAACCGCTGCTGTTGCGTTTTTAACCGCTGGTTTATTTGCTAGCACATCAGCCATCACATCATTATCCCTTTATTATGCAGGTGTAGGAAATGACATTGTCCAATACTCGACCGCAACCCTGTACGGCATCAAAAACTCATAAGGAGATAAAATGGCAAACACAAAGATCATAGTAAATTGTGAAACTCGAGAGGTAAGCGAAATCGAATTGACCGAGTTAGAGATCGAGCAGCGTGAGGCAGATGCGGCTACATTTCTCGAACAAAAGGACGAGGATGAGCGCGCGGCAGCTGAAAAGGCTGCTCTACGAAATGGCGTACTCACAAAGTTAGGACTAACCTCGGATGAATTAGCTGCATTACTGGGATGAGTCTTACAAGCTATAACGGCTATCCTGCATCTAAAGATCCGGCCGAGATAAACATAAAGTCCTACCCTGTACGGGGTACGGATCGTAAGCTCAGGTGCGCTAGTAGCGTGGGCCCGCTATTAGCCGCCTTTGCTGCGGAGTTTCACGAGCTAATTGAGCCGATCGATGAGGGCACGTTTGACGATTGGGGCTACGCTTTTAGGATGGTACGAGGATCTACTGATCGCCTATCGTGTCACTCATCCGGTACGGCTATCGATCTAAATGCTACAAAGCATCCGCTAGGCAAGTACGACACTTTCCCGGCTGAAAAAGTACCAATGATCCGGGCGCTTGCTAAAAAATACGGCCTTAAGTGGGGCGGCGATTTTAAGAGCCGGCCGGATGATATGCACTTTGAGGTAAACGTAACTCCGGTTAAAGCAAAAGAATTAATTACAAAGTTAGGATTAAACGATGCCAACTAGCAGACAAGTAACAGTAACTACCTCGGCAACTATTTTAGTGCCCGAAAGTATTGGAGATCAGACGGCATTAATACACGCCTCTAACGCTGCTCTTTACATAGGAGGGGCTGATCTGACTACCGCTAATGGTTATCTTGTCGATCACAAAGATAAGATAACTGTACCCGTCGGAGATCATCAAGCTTTATATGGTGTCGTAGCAAGCGGTACTACAATTGTATCGGTGTATTATCAAGTCAATTAAAGGGCATTACAGGAGCTAGACAATGAAAGAGCAATTAATAGCAGCGGCTAAATCTTACGGCCGTGCAGCTATAGCAAGTGCCGCGGCGTTATACATGAGCGGCATTTCAGACCCTAAAGTATTGGCTAACGCGTTTATCGCAGGGCTAATCGGGCCATTACTAAAGGCGCTTCAACCGTCCGAGGGTCAGTTCGGCGTATCTAAGTAATGGAAAGAGCTCAGCTCATAGTTGGTTTAGCTCTCGGGAGCTTTACCATTTTGGGGCTATGGGCTGGGCTCATCCGTCATATGGTTAAGTATTATTTAGCTGAGTTGAAGCCGGACGGCAACGGCGGGCATAACCTAGCCGGGCGCGTTGAGCGTATCGAGCAGCGCGTAGACCGTATTTACGAAATCCTCCTTGAGGATCGTCTCGCCAAGTAACGACACGCCAAAAGGTTATAGGCTTTGTATTCTGACATTTTGCCCTCATACTGATACTACAAACGCTGAGAGGGCTACTCGGTTAGTAGCTTAATCGGCCTTAACAAAGGGCTAAGTAATGAATAGTTTAGATATATTGATCGGTTTGGCAGCCTGCGGTATGGGCTTTATGTTTATGGTAATTGGCTACTCAATCGGTTATAAGCACGGACACGGCGAGGGCTTTGTACGTGGCCGCGCTATCGCTCAAGCTCTAAAAGATAAGGAGCTAATCTAATGGGATTTTTAGATAATTACGAGGATGTAAACGCACGTATTAAGCGCTTTAGATCAGAATTTAAGAGCGGTAGATTAGTCGCATATATTGAGAGCTTTGATATCGAAAAAGGCACGATTTTGGTAAGAGCTGAGGCTTACCGCGAGTATGAGGATATGGTGCCTAGCGCCGTCGATTACGCTTTTGGTAACGTAAATACATACCCTCAAAATATGCGTAAATGGATGGTAGAGGACACAATTACCTCAGCTTATGGACGAGTAATCGGGTTACTTACGCCAAGTGAGGGCGGACGGCCTACACGTCAAGATATGGAAAAGGTCGAGGCTTTACCTGCGAGCGCTGATCCATGGAGTACAAAGGCATCTATTGAGGATATGGCAACTATGGCCACGGCCGTACTCGAGATCGGTAAAGGCTTAGGCGGCGAGTTAGTAGCTGCTGCGCCTCGATGCCCTCATGGCACGATGATATGGGCCGAGGGCACGGCCAAAACGGGCAAGCCGTGGGCCGCTTACAAGTGCACCGAAAAAAACCGGGCTAACCAATGTACGCCAATGTGGCACGTAATGACCTCAGATGGTAAGTGGAAGCCGCAGGTATAGAGATGGGCGAGCTAACCTTTATCAAAGGCGGACTAGCTACAACTATCCATGATGACGGATCGACAAGTACTACGCCGGTAGATAAGTGCGACTATTGCGGCGAGTGGGTTAGTCAATTAGGCGGACTGACTATTCGAGATGTAGGCCTTGAGGTCGTAACGTGGTTATGTGCACAATGTCGCGCGTAGCCAAGGTAATACTCGATAGATCCCAAGAAATATTAGCTCATCAAAAGGGACTCGAGAGAGCTATAGCTATTAACGCCGATCCTAATGATGCTAATCAATTTGGGCAACGCTTTAGCAATTACCACGAGTTTATCTGGCAAAAGGCCGAGGCCGCTGGGGCTGAGACAGCTGTAGCCAATTACTTTGGCGATTATGGCTTTGTACCTAAGGTAAACACGTTTCACAATGAGGCAGATGTAGGCCAAAATGTCGAGGTTAAATGGACTAAACACGCTAGCGGGCATTTAATTATACAAAATAGGCAGGATCCACGGCCTAATGATGTAGCTATATTAGTTACTGGATGGAGCCCGGTGTATACCTTGCTCGGCTGGATGCCGGTGCATATGGCGATGCAACCACGGTACAAGCATCCTCATCAAGATAACTATTGGGTACCTCGAGCTAGTCTATTTGAGATGCAGTATCTAAAGAGGTCTAACTATGGCGACGTATAAAACAAAGTGCCGCCTATGCGGCAAGATGACCGATCACATAGAGCGCGTAGTGACCGATAATCTGCCGCCTTACGTTAAATCCTTACAATGCGTTAAGTGCGGCGTAATGGGTATAGTCATGATGGAGGACGTAAAAGATGCTTAATGGTTATCCACATAAGTTATCCACATACGTTAATAACCTGTGGGACACGCTCAAGATTACGCTCAAGATTGACACGTATTTGACTAACCGATTACGCTCCATGCTAGCTGGCGAGCCGCTGCCGCGGATAGCTCGCGGGCTATGCTTGGTGCTATTGGCCGGGCTATTTGTATTTAGCAATACAACAGATGCAAGTGCGGTAAGTACGCCAAGAGATAAAGAAAACTACAAACTATACGCACATATAAAGCTATTAAATGCTAAGCAATATAGATGTTTGGAGCTGCTCTGGAATAAAGAGTCAATGTGGGATCCTCGAGCAGATAACCCTAAGTCCTCTGCATATGGAATTCCTCAGCTACTTAAATTAAAAGTTCATGATCCATTTATGCAGATAGATCTAGGGCTCAAATACATAGCACATAAACATCGCACACCATGTAGAGCGTTAGAGTTCCATAATAAAAGGGGCTGGTATTGATGGTACGAGGTAGACAGGATCCAAGGCTAAGCCGTAAGTACAAAGCACAACGACTCATAGTCCTATCAAGGGATGGGTACGTTTGTGCCTATTGTGGGCAAGATGCTACGACCGTAGATCACATAGTCGCACTCAAAAATGGAGGAGATCCTATTAGTCTTGAGAACATGGTGGCCTGTTGTAAGCGCTGCAATAGCTCTAAAGGATCACGCTCACAAGGCGTTTTTTTAGCGCGGACGGCTAC